TATTTTCTGCATCGCCTTATGTAAAGACTTAATTTCTGGCAGTGGGAATATTAAATCCCCTTGATATGTATCTATTTTATGTACCAATATTTTTTCTAATTGGTTTTCATTTTTTTGTCGTTCGTTTTGTTGATAGCTTTCGTAATCTTTTATACCGTATAATGGCGATAGCAGAGGCGGCACCTCAGAGTTGTTAGCAAGAATAGATGTTGAACTTCTTGGGTCTAATGCTCTCCATTCAGGTTTCTTTTTACCATCCGAGTTAGAAAGATATAAATCATAAAGCGTTCTAAATTCAGTAGGAAAATATTTAAAGATTGAATTATCTGTGTCGATGCTATCCTTAAACGCATCAAAGAATTTAAAATTAAATTCTACAACATTTGTATGAAAGTTAGTTTGAGATACTGTTCTACAATAGCTACTTGGTAGTATTAATGTAGAAACTGTCTTTGCACCAGCTTGTTTGTATGTCGTAAGATATACAGCTCCTGTTAAAATTAATTCTCTCAGTAGCTTTCTATACATTATGTTGATAGAAAGTCCATCAACTAATCCTACGGCAGTGTGATATCCTTTAAGTAATTCTTCGTCGCTAACTTCTTTTTCCAAGTCAACTTGGTTTACAGAAGTAACATTTCTATAGTAGTACATATTTGCAAAATACTCAATCATTTTGCTATAGTTTGAATCAGAAGCATAAAGCTCCTTTGATAGAGTTGTTGAACGGTCTGGACTACTTAATGCGTCTTCCATAAAAGAGATTAAACTAGCTCTGTCTGTGATACGAACTAACTCTGTAGCTGTTATTGCAGTCTTACCCATTGCAAGACTTGTAGAACCGAAGTTCTTGTGTTGTTTAACGGGTTGTTTTCTGTAAGTCTTGAACTGATTTTCATAGCTCTGACCTATTGAATTAAACGCCTCGATGTTTGCTTTATCGGCTTCTCTCACTTCAACACCTCCTAATTATACATTACGAAGTCAGCAATATTATACTTGACCTGTTTTAGTTTTTTATAGTATGGGAGTTCTTTATACTCGTGCACGCCATACATCCCATATGAGGCGGCCGAGAAAAAGTCTTTTTGTATTTTTTCATTCCTTCTAACAAGTCTAATCGTTTGGTGATTAGCGCCATCAGTAGAATCTACTACATCAAGGTTTTTCATTTCTTCTTCAAGTATATCTGTGTATAGATGAGGAAGAATATATAATTTCTTTTTGTTTCTTGGAGCATCTTGAAACCATTTCTTTTTCATTAAATTGTTTCTAGCTTCACTTGGTGATGATAACATTGTTAGCGCACCACTATTTAATCTACCAAAATATAATCTCAACATCTTTGTATTTGTATCTCCAGATGCTTTAATCTCATAACAAATTGTCAAGTCTTTGCTAACCTTTACAAGATCGTCTTCAACATCTTTTGGAGGATTAATAATTCCGTATGCTGGATATTCAGTTCCATTATCTGGGTCGATACTTTCTCTGTTTAACCAGTCTCGCATAGCGGCTCCAATTCCATTCGCATCATATATAAATAATTCAATATTATATAACATAATTTGTTTTTTAAAAATATTTGCAACTACTTCATAGTTTGAATGTTTGATATCAAATATATTTACTATTCTATAAGTATACATCGTATCTTTTGGTATTACTTTATAAATTACCACAGTAGTTCTAGCTTCACCATCTTTCGCCATATCGGCTCCCATAGCATAGAATGAACCCTTTTGGTCTGTTCTTATTTTAGCAGCGAATTCCGCTTTAGGCAGTATTCTTTGTTTTCTAACTTGTAAAGCATTGAATGCCGCGCCCTTCGGTGCGCCACTCCATATTGATACGTACTCTCTATCGAATGAATCTTTCGCAAACGTTGGGTCTGCAACAGTCTCTCTAATAGTTTTCTCATCAATAAGTCCGTGTAGCATTGGAACTTTAAAGCTCATTCCAATAACCATATAATTATCTGGGTCAATTACTGAATAACATAATGAAGATATTAATTTATCATAAGCAAACGAACCTTGAAAACCTGCTGTGGTTACAAATAGTTTAGCTGCATGGGGTTCGTTTGGTAAAACTTTCCCTAGCGAATTACGTCTGTTTACATTCATTAATGGTATAATTCTTTCATTCAAAGCAATTTGGTCTTGATTGATAACCTCTTCTATGATACCCGAATGTCTACGACCACCACGAACAGAATCTCCAGAACCTACTACATCAAACTCTCCACCATGTGTGAATTTGAAACTTGCTTCATCTTTGTTTAGAGTCCAAGACTCTTTCAGTTTTCCATTAATTCTTCTTTTAATCATTTCGTTCGCCAATAATGGGAACTTTTGCCACAAGTCATCAACCACTTTCTCTTTAGCGATTGTAGCACCCTGTTTCTTTACATCGGCTACAATGAATGATTTGTGACCTGGTAACAACATTGTTGTTATATATCTTGACAAGAATGCCAAGAATGATTTAGATGCCGCACGAGTTGCTGTTACATATACTTGGCGGTGTCTATTCATTGCTCTTAATATTAATCTTTGGTAGAAGTATAAATTAAAGGTTGAATTCGCGGGAACCATTAGGTCCACTAACAAGTCAGGGTATGCCATTAACATATTAATTGCATCTCCAAATTCTTTAAAGTGTCTATTGATTCTATCGTGGGTAACTCTATGTTTACCTGCAGCATCAGTTGAGTTAAGGAAATCTAAATATTCTTTAACCTCTGGTTCAATTAATAAATTTAACTTACCAGCCAGTGCCATTAAAAATCACCATCATACATATCATACATATCATCTACTAAATCATCTTTTTCATACTCTTCCATTACTTCAGCATTAAGGTCGTGCGTCATTTTCTCTTGAACATAACCTACTGCTGCTTCTACATCCATTTGGTCAAATGCATCGTGGTCCGCATCCATAGCTTTATTACTTGCTAAGTTATCTTGCATACCTTGTAGCATTATTTCTAATCCTGTAGAGTCTAAAACAAGAGTTCTTGTATACTCTTTCAGGTTATTCATAGTTGTATCAACTACATCTCTTTCTACTTTATCGTAGAATTGGAACTCATAACCATTTTGTTCTAAATATAGAACTAAATCGGAAACTGTTGAGATTGTTCCTTCTCTCGCAACTGCCCCTTGATTAGGGTCAATTCCTGCTGCCTTCAAAAATCTTTCTGAAGACCTTGTAAGCAAATCTAAATCTTTATAATTCTTTTGCATAATTGTTTTGTTCATGTCCACAGAAAGCCTACAAGCTTTCTTTAAACTGTCAAAGTGTAAAGGGTCTTGTAAATCGTGACTCTTTACTGTTTCTATAAATAGGTTTTCCATTTCAAGGTAGTCCTCAAAACCATATCCAGGCCCCCATTTAATAAGAGCTCTTTCCATAAAACCGTCTTTAATTCTTGCTATCTTAGTTAAAAGCATTTCATGCGTTCTAACATCCTGCCATTCTTTATTTGCTAAGTCCCATAACGGACCGAGTTCATCTTTATAAGCTCTCATTTCAGGCATCTTAGATTCTGTATATAAACGGAATACTTCGCCTTTCTTTTCTTCTGCAACCTTAATCCAATGATTTGGGTCGAACGGAATATCGAAAGTCCTACAAAAAAGGTTCGCGTGTACTAGATTTTCATAATCATACGCCCCCTTTATACACGAAAAGCAAATAGGGATTGCTCCAGGATTATGAGAATACATAAGCGTGGCTTTTTGGCCGCACTTCGGGCATGTATCATAATTCATATATAAAACCTCCTTATTTAACTTTATCTACTCTTATTATATCATAAGGTTGAGTTAAAGTCAAATTTACACAAACATCAAGCAGTGTGCGTGCATGTCTATACCTTATTGTACCACATAACTTATTTAAAGCCAAATTTTCTGATTTTCAAAATTGTTGACATTTTTAGTGCAACATGGTAGAATATTTATAGAAAGCCTCAGTAGTATACTAAAGAGCTCTTTCTGAAAGAAGGCTTTAGCCGTCTTTCCTTATTAATACTTAACTTCTGATCCTGATCACAAAAATTTTACAAAAATCAAAAAATTTGTTATAATAAATTATAGAGAAAATAAGAAAAGACCAGGAGGGATTCTATGCCAGAATTAAACTATACAATTGAAACATTGATGCTACTTTTAGCATTAGTATCTACTCCTCTAGTCCTATCTGGAATTTTCTTTTTCTTTATTAATAAGAAAAATAAGAAAAAGTATAAAAAAGAAGTTGATAAAGCGCAAGATGATGCTAAAGAAAAAGAAAGCCAAATGCTTAGAATGGAATTAGATTT